AACAGCTACATCACGGTGGCGGAGGGCACGGCCTATGCGGACGATGTGCTCGGCACACTGAACTGGACCACCGCGAGCACAGACAACCGCACGCGGGCGCTGCTGGCCGCTACAGCACGGCTGGACGAGCTCAGCTGGATCGGCGAGCGTGCAGCGACCACACAGTCGCTGGCATGGCCCCGGAGTGCCGCTGAATGCGGCGAGCACAGCTACAGCACCTCCGAGATCCCAGCACCGGTGAAGCGGGCCTGCTGGGAGCTGGCGGAGCTGCTGCTGGGCGATGCCGATGCGTTCTCCACCGTGGCGCAGGTCACAGGCGAGCTCGTGCCTGGCATCCCGAACGCCAACCTGCGGAGTGCCAGCCTGGGCAATGGTGCGCTTGATCTGGAGTTCAAGGATGGCGGCGGTGCCCCGCTCTACCGCAACGCGCTGAATGTGCTGCCGTCGCTGGTGCCACTGCTAGGGTGTCTCTGCACCTCGGCTCCGGCATCGTCGGTTGGGACGGTACGGCTGGTGCGTGGATGAATGTGGGATGACACCCAGGGCTTCGGCTCTGGGCTTTCTCATTGCGACCGTAGACTGCAGCGATGCAACTGTCGCTGCTGGAGGAGCCCGCGCAACCGCCACCGAAGCGGGCCGGCAGCTGGCTGGCAACACCATTCAGCAAACAGGAGCAGCGCGATGCGGGCCGGCTGTATGCGGAGAACATCAAGCTGATCCGATGGCTGGGCCACCGGCTGACGCGGCGGTTTTCAATGATGCGCCGAGAGGATGTCTACTCCTGCATCGATGTGGCATTCCTGAAGACATTCAGGGCATGGGATCCTGAGCGGGGAAAGCTGAGCACAATCCTGGAGAGGTTTGCGAGCGGTGAGTGCTCGCATTTTGTGCGTGATCACAACTTCTCTGTTTCTGCCCCTGGCCATGTCCGGGATCTTGGCCGCCGGGCCCGCAAGCTGCTCGATATCGGGATGCCGGCCGCTCAGGTGTGTCGTGATCTTGGCATCACGACCGACAAGCTGCGCGAGGCACTGGTTGCAACCAGCGGTGTGGACCATGAGACCAGGGACTGGGCCATGCACGAATGCCCCAGGCCGACACCATGGGATGTGCTCACGGATTGAGGCAAGCTAGGGCACTGACACTGGATCACCATGGCCGGCGAGTTTCTCGCGTTTGGGTATGAGCTGTACATCGGCGCGGGCACCACGTCGAGCAGCTACCCCACTGCTGTTGGGTCGCTGACCAAGGTCTACAACCTGACCAACGCACCGCTGGCGGGCACCAGCAACAGCACCAGCATCCTGGACTACGACTCTGACCCCGGCTGGACCCGCGACCGGGTGACCAGCGTTGGCTACAGCCTGCCGATCACCACGAACTTCAAGCCGAGCGATCCCGGCTACCGGATCCTCAAGGAGGCATTCGAGGAGGCCCCGAATGGTGCTGCGGTGCAGTTCTGGCTCAAGACCCCGGTGAAGGATGGTTCGGGTGATGACGGCGAGATCCATGCCGGCGTCGCCACTGTGACGGCCTTCGACCCCGGCAACACCGTGGGCGAGACCAGCACGATGAGTTTCACGCTGACGGGCTTTGGCCAGCTGAAGTGGTGGCCGCAGGGCAACCCGATCGCCACGCTGACCGTGACCACTGCCGGCTCGGGCCTGACGGCTGCGACCTACGACGATGTGGTGCTGATCGGCGGCAGCGGTGAGGGTGCTACGGCTGACATCACGGTCGCCGCTGGCGGCACTGTGACCACTGCACCGACGATCATCCTGGGCGGCCGGAACTACGTCGTGGGTGACGTGCTGCAAGTGGCGCTGGCATCGGTGGGTGGCGCGGGCGCTGATGTGGCTCCCACGTTCACGGTGGCAACGGTCAGCTGATCAGAGGCCGAGCGATCCGAGGCGGTTCCATTCGTCTCGGAAGAATCGTTCGATCGGGTGACGACTCAGTGCGGGGCTGATCCAGTCCCGTGCTGGGTAGTTGCGATCGGGGATCCCGTTGAGGATGTAGCCGGCATAGGTGACGCTGCCACCGCCCCAGATGAAGCGGATCTGTGTGGCCGAGTCGCGGCGCCGCACCTGGCTGTTCACAAACGCGCCAGTGTCCACGATGTCGCGGGGGCTGCCAACCTTCCGGCCGTCGCTGCGTTCGGTTTCACGCGGCCAGTCGTAGCGCACGGCGCGGATCTGCTCCTTGAACTCCGTGCCGAGGCGATCGGCATAGTTGGACAGGATGACCGGCACCCTATCCCGCAGCCTGTCACCACTCCATCCGCTCAGGTTAAAGTCCGCCCGGATGGTGGTCATGCAGCCTGTCGGTAGCGGACCAGGCGGATGCGATCACCCAGCACGGATTGCAGGGTGGAGCCCAGAAGGCCGGTGGTGCCGAATGGGGTGCGGGCCTCGACCACTTCGCAGGGCATGGCAGGCTGACCGGCAAAGGTGAGTGTGCCAAGGGTGCCGGTTTGCACGCGAGCATCCAGGGCAACAGGATTGAGCACATAGCCATCGAACGCATCTCCTTCGATGTTGATGCCCGGCAGATCCGTGGGGCTGATGGTGCCCTGGCGTAGGTAGAGGCTGATCGAGACGGTTTCGGTGTTCGCGCGGATGTTGCCCGTTACCGGATCGGTGGTGGTGCCGGTGGTGGGCAGGTTGAGGGTTGCCGTGGCATTAGCCAGGGCCGTGAGTGCGGAAGCCATGCCCTAGGTTGCCGGCAAAATAGGGTATGGCTGAGACACTGGGCACCGCTGAGCTGATCCTGACGGCGGATGCCACGCGGCTGCAGGCTGGGTTGAACCAGGCGCAGCGGCAGGCGCAGCAGACCGGCAGGGCGATTGAACAGTCGTTCACGAAGCCCGGTACGCGGATTGATGGAGCGGCTGCGCAGATCAGAAACGTAGGAGAGGAGGCCAGGCGAGCGAGCGGTGGAATTGGCTCGTTCGGCAGCCAAGTAGCCGGCCTGGCCGGTCAGATGGGGATTGCCGTATCGGCAACCGGTGCCCTTCTGTATGCCTTCAATCAGATCAAGGCCGCTGATGATGCCGGCGCTGCTGTGCGCACGCTCGGGGTGGATTCGGAGCAGCTGCGGTCGAAGCTGTCGGACCTCAGCCGCGAACTGGACGGCAGTGTCAGCACCCTGGATCTGCTCAAGGCTAGCTATGACGTGGCCTCCAGTGGCTTTGCAGATGCTGCGAGCGCAACTGACATCCTGAGGGCCTCGGCAGCTGGCGCAAAGGGTGGCTTTGCGGACATCAACGAGGTGGCCAAGGCGACCACGGCAGTGCTGAATGCCTACGGGCTGTCATCGGCTGAGGCTGCGCGCGTTGTGGATGGTTTCGTGCAGGCACAGGCGGATGGTGTGCTGACGGTGAAACAGTATGCCGACAACGTTGGCGAGATCGTGTCAATCGCGGCAGCTGCTGGAATCTCGATTGAGGAGCTGAATGCTGCGATTGCGACCGCAACGCTCAAGGGTGTGCAGGTCAACCAGGCATTCACCGGCTTCCGGCAGGTCATCAGCAGCATCCTCGGGCCATCCGATAAGGCAACAAAACTGGCCAAAGAGCTGGGCATTGATTTCAGCCTGGCGGGCCTCAAGGCCAAGGGGTTTTCTGGGTTTCTCCAGGATGTAGCGGTGAAGACAGGTGCATTGCCCGACAAGATCAACACGCTGCTGGGTTCGGTTGAAGCACAGGCCGCATTGCAGCCGCTGCTCAATGACCAGCTCGCGAAATACAATGAGCTGCTGGAAAAGCAGGCCGAGAAAACCGGAGTCGCGGCAAAGGCGTCAAACGTTGCGACTGAGACAATCAGCGGCAACATCACCAAGATTCAGAACAAACTATCGAATCTGGTGCTCGAATACAGCAGCACCACGAATACAGCACTTGGCGACACGCTGTCGCTGGTCAATGACACGCTGACAGCACTTGAGAAGCTCGGGCGTGCGTTGCCAAAGGGCCAACAAGGTGGTGCCAGAAATGAAATCCTGCGGTTGATCGGTGCTACTGCCCCTGGTGCTGGCCCTGGAGGCATTGGCACTATTTACGATGTGGCCAGAGACTTTATCGGAAGGCTGTTCGGCGGAGGCCAACCGCCGCAACAGCAGCAATCGAAGCCGCAGGAAGCACAGCAGGCACAGCAGGCGGGGGGCTCTGGGACATTCGGCCCGACCAGTGCCGAAAGCGATGCCTTCTGGTCACGGGTGAAAGAACTGCGTCAAAACGACCTGATCATCGCAAAAGAGCAGGTCAAGATTGCAACCGAGTTGAAGTCACTGGCGGGAGCAGTCCGCAGTGCTGCGCAATCGCTCCTGGAGGCTCGCCAAGGCTTCGCCGGTGCCGTCGGCCAGTCGTTCGCCATCGCCACCAATGAGCAACGCCTGAGGGCACGGCAGATCAACGAAGAACGCATCCGCGCAGCGGAGCGGTCCGGGGCATTCGATCCGGCACGGGTTGCCACCCGCTACGGGCTGGAGCAAACCGGTGCTGGCCTCAACCTGCAGAGCCTGACCTTCCGCCAACTGGAGCGTCTGGCGGGCGAGGTGGGCACCTTGGCTGACGCTGAAACCAACCTGCAAACCGCGATGCGAGACAACACCCTCGCTCTGAACCAGCTGGCAAAACGGAGGTGGGAGGTGCAGGTCAACGTCCGCAACAACGCTAACGGCACCACAGCCGTGGACTATGTGAACAACCTCCGATGACCGTAACGATCGGCGCCGCGACATTCCCAACCCTCACTGCACAGCCCTACGGCTACGAGGGCGAGGCCCGCACTGGCCTCACCGCTCGACGGTGGGCAGTCTCCGGCCTGCTCACCGCTGCGCAGTGGGCAGCCCTCACCGGTGCCTATGACACCTGGCGGGATGCCCGCCTGGCCGATGATGACACCCTGCTCACGGCCACCGTCGGCACCACAATCAGCCTCACGGCAACCGGATTCGGCCAGTCGTGGTCCGGCATCGCCTGCTGGTTCACCAGTGCCCCATCGGGCGAACAGATCGGTGCGTTGGTGCAAGCATCGGTTGAGCTGGTGGATGCCAACCAGGCCCTCGCGGTGCTGCTGCGGGAGCAGGAGAAGAATCGCGAGTCCAGCGAGGCCCTCAGCCGCCCGAGCCTCGGCACCGTCACCGTGGGCACCACCACCCTCACGCTGATCGAGCCCATGGAGCGGTATCAGGAGGCCCCATCGCCGCAGCTGACTGCAGCAGGGCGGCACTACATCTCCGGCCCGCTGGGTGCCACACAGGTACGGCAGATCAATGGCACCACCAATGCCGCCGGATGGTCCGCGATCCGGTCGTGGTATGAAGCGATCGTGCAGACCACACCAGCGGCCGGGACGTGGTTCCCGATCGGTGATGGCCCATCAGCCTCCGCAGAGGCGATCGTTGACGCTGGCGTGAAGACCACCCGCTACACCGTGTCCCTAACCTTGGCGCTGATCCGATGACCCTGGACATTCGCGCGAACGTCTATTGCAGCATCGGCCCGATCATCCAGGGCAGCTTCGCTGATGACCACCTGCAGGGCAGCGGGCTGATCAAGACCCGTGGCAGCGTCGAACTGGCCGGCATCTACCGGCCGGACATCGGGCAGGTCGTGGAGTTCGCGTGGAGCCGTGGTGGCATCGCGGCACGGATCCCCCGCAAGCTGCGGGTGCTGTCGAGCTTCGCAGACCCGTTCCGGCGCGTCACCACCGTGCAGCTGGGCTGCAAGCTGACGATGTTCGATGACGTCACGCCGAACATCGGGCTGCGCAATGCGGTGTCTGGTGAGTCTCTGTATGTGACCAGCAGGGTTGCCGGGCGGCGTGCGGAAACCGGCGGCGTGTTCGTGCCCTCGACCGAGGTGCCCACTGAACTGGCCGAGGTTGCCGCACTGGCCAAGGAATACCAGTACCTGCAGCGATTCGTCGCAGTGCCGATGACCGCAGCCGGCATCGTGCGGTACCTGTGCGACTACATGAAGATCACGATCGCCAATGACATCCCACTGCAGAACACCTACACCAAGCTGCGTGAGATCGACCTCACCGGTGGCATCCTCCCCGTGCTGTCTGATCTGCTGGTGTCAGAGTCCTACGTCGGGTTTCTGAATGAACGCGAACGACTGGTGATCCGCTCCCTAGACACTGACACCGGCACTGGCCCGGTGGTGGATGCTGACACGATCATCGACCTCTCGCCCATTGGTGTGGGCAACCGTCCAGGTGAGGCAGTGGTGGTGGCCTACACCACGACCCGCCGGATCGCACGGACCGCTGATCTGGAGGTTGACTACGACCCGGCCAACCCGATCACCAATGAACAGCTGCCGGACCCTGGCGCACCGGCGCCGCCTACCCCACCGGCCAACCCCGTGGATCCGTTGGAGGATGTGAGCGGCTGGCGGGAGGATCGCACCGTTGGGTTCCCGGTCAGTGTGCCGATCAACTACACCACCACCGCAGGCGATGAGGTGACGGTGACGTACAGCTACAAGCCGCTGTCAGTGTCGGTGACTGAGTATCTGAACGGCAAACAGACCAAAACAGTGCAGACCAGCAGCAAGCCGCTCTGGGCTGCAGCACCGGCCTATACGGCGCAACGACTGGCGGCAGGCCTGGGCACCAGCAGTGCGGATTGCGTCACACGGTCGGAGAGCTCCTACATCTACGACGAACAGGGCCGGCAGCTGCGGATGGTGACCCGAGAGTACGAATCAGAGGCCGAGATTGCCGGCGGACTGTCGCTGCAGTTCGTCTTTGAGGACATCGACGGCGGCGGTAGCGTGACACTGAGCAATGCCGAAGTGCAGACCAGCGAGACGATTGTTGAGAAATTCTATGCCGGCAACTTCGAGAAGACGGTTACGGCACGCTACGTCCACTGGGCCAAGACCCAGGCCGGTCAGCAGAACAGCAGTGAGTCACGACTGACCTTCCAGACCGCAGCTCGCACGCAGGCATACGTCAGCCAAATCGCTACGGCCACGCTGGTGGCTGATGGCCTTGAGGTGCAGACCACCCTGACCAGCCCTGAGAACCAGGTTGATGCCACGGCCGTGCAGACCGAAACCGGCCGTGACCAGCCGTCACCGGTTGACCTAGAGCGCCGGGCCTACGGCAAGCCTGCTGCAACCGAGAAGTACAGCCGCAATGAGTTCAACGTCGAAGTGGTGCAGGAAACCGCGAACATTCTCTACCGCTACGGCTCAGTGGATGCCGACCGCGTGATCAGGCTGAGTCTGCCGTATGCGGATGATGCGGCATTCACGCCGACCAATGAGTTCTCGATCAGTGGCGGCACCGGCACCGGCGCATCGTCGGTCGGCATTGCATACATGCCCACCAACTGGACCCCGAAGCTATCGCGGGTGCAGGAGCAGGCATTGCAGTTCGGCCGGGTGCAGAATCGCCTGCTGATCGGCAACCGCCAAGGCGTGAGCCTGCAGCTGCCGGCTGAGCTGCTGCCATCGAAGCCGTTTGATCCGCTCTACATTAAGGCCGACAATCTGACCGGTCAGTATCGGGTGAACGCTGCATCATGGACCTTCAGCCGTGATGGCATCGTGGCATCTGTTGATGCACTCTTCTGGGGAGGTGTTGGATCATGACCTATAGCCTGTCATGCGCTGCTGGTGCGCTGGCGATCACCGGCCAAGCTGCCCGCCGCGGTGCATCATCGTTCTGCGCGATCAATACCACGGCCCTATGGTTCCCGGTGGCACCGGGCACCACGAGTCTGCCAGCGGCACCAGCAGAAGTGGTCAACGCCACCCCAGCCGCAGCCAATCAGGCCACCCTGCCGCCGGACTGGAACGATGATGCCCCGGATCTCTGCTACCTGTTTCAGGACATCCTGCCGGTGGATGTGCCGCCGGTGTTCCCGGTTGAACTGACCGTGAGCTATGTGCTCCCGCCGTTCCTCGAAACGGTGGAAGTGGTTGGCATCGTCAAGACCAAGCTGGTGGTGAGCGACCTGCCCTATGCGCTGGCACTGCCCGGCGAGAGCGTGGTTGCTGTCACCCGCACGACACTGTCGATGATCGACTACAGCATGACCGCCGATGCGGGCAGCCTGGCGGTTGATGGCCAGGCCGTGGACATGCGGCAGGGCTGGGCACTGGCTGCCGGCACCGGTGCGATGGTGATCACCGGCCAGGATGCGGGCATGGTGCTGTATCCCACGGCCGTGCTCAGTGCAGCGGCAGGCACCCTGGCGATCACCGGGCAGGATGCCGGGCCGTTCCTGCTGGTCGCTGATGCTGGCACCTTGGCGATCACAGGCCAGGCCGCAACGCTGGGCGATTCGGATCCACTATTCGCTGATGTGCGCATCCTGGCGCACATGGATGGCAGTGGCACCAGCTACACCGACTCCAGCAGCTATGCCAACACCATTACCGCATACGGCAGCGCGACGCAGAGCGGCAGCCAGGTCAAGTACGGCGCCGGTGCAACCAGCTTCCCGGATGGTTCCGGTGTGCTCTACATGAACAACACCGCCACAGCACTGGGCACCGGCAACTGGAGTATTGAGCTATGGGCACGACGCACCAGCAGCACCGGCACATCGCGGCGGATTGTCACGCTGCCGGTCAATACATCGTCGTTCGTCTACCTTGGCATGGATTCAACCGGTGCCCTGAACTGGTCTGGCTTCCTGTCACTGTCGGGTGCCACGATGTCGCTCAACACCTGGCACTACATCCTGATCGTGAACGAGGCCGATGAGATCACGGTATGGCTTGACAGCACAGAACTGGTGGCAACCGGCAGCTATGGGCCGGAACCGATCACCGGTAACTATGACTTCAACAATGGCGTCTACATCGGCCAGGGCAACCTGACCAGTGGCTTTAATGCAAGCATCGGCTTCATCGGCCAGGTGGATGAACTGCGGATCACGAAGGCCGTCCGCACTGGCGGCACAGTGCCGAGCGCAGCATTCCCGAACCAGTGACGGCAAGCTAGGGGCACGAGTGAGCACCCATGGCGACCTACAACAAGTTCCACCAGTTCCCGGAGGATCTGGCGAAGAAAATCCACAACCTCAGCGCGGACAGCCTGAAGGTCTACCTGAGCAACAGCACCCCGTCCGCGAGCGATGATGCCGTCAAAGCCGACCTGGCCGAGATCAGCACCGGCAACGGTTACAGCGGACCGCTGGCAATCACGATCACCAGCTGTGAGCAGACCGGCGGCACCCTCAAGCTGATCCTGGCCGACCCGGCACTGATTACCGCGAGCGGTGGCAGCATTGGCCCGTTTCGGTATGTGGTGCTGTTCAACGACACCCCGACCAGCCCAGCAGATCCGCTGATTGCCTGGTGGGATTACGGCTCGGCATTTACGCTGGCCGATACGCAGACCTTCCAGATTGACTTCAGCGCCGCCAATGGCGTCCTGACGATCGCCTGACCCATGGCCATCACCATCACGATCAGCCAGAAGGAACTGCAACGGCAGGCGGCACTGGCACTGGAGGGCGAGGCCTATGAGGTGTTCCTGGCGTTCAATGACACCACCGGCCTGACGGCTGAGAGCACCTACTCGGCATGGCAGGCGGAGGAGATCACCGGCGATGCCAGCTATGCCCCGGTCACCGGCACCCTGGCAACCGGTGCCTACGACGCGGGCGATGCACGGTATGAGCTGCCTGCCGTAACAGCAACATTCACCGCCGCAGCGGCCGGCACCGGCTACACCTACGACACGGTGGCAATCAGGATCGCGACCGAGACCTACCTGTACGGGATCATCACCGAATCACCGGCAGTGCAGCTGGCACCGGGCCAGGCCAAGACCTACACGCTTCAGTTCGCACAGGATGACTGACACCCGGATCACGGTTGATGTCAGCACAGAGGCCCTACTGCAGCGAGCACGGCAACAGCAGGCACAGAGCCGACAGGCCGTGATCCAGCAGGAGGAGGAGAAGCGCGAGAAGGCCCGCCAGCAGCGCGAAGCGCAGAAGGCCGGCCGTGGCAGTGTGCCGGGCCAGAGCAGGCTGCAGGGCCGCAGCAGGGCACCGCAGACGGGCAGCAAGCGGCGGGAGGTGGCGGCTGGGTATGTGCAGCAGTCAGATGTTGCATCCGGGCATTTCTCGTTTAGGGCTATTGTTGATGACAGTGTGCCTACGACTTTCACCTACGAAAGCGAACACAAGCTGTGGACCGGCAACGGCAGCAAGTTCCTAGAGGTTTCGTATCCACGCAACACATTCAGCGGAACGGCACCATCCGAAACGGGCGTCATCATTCAAGATCCAGACGACCCGCCACAGCCGCAGAGCGGATCCTATACATGGGTTTCTACGCTTCCGATCTCGGTCGTTCTGCCGGCTGGCGGCAATAAGCTGATTTTTGTGGCTGCGTACAGCAGGGCAACAGAAGTGGTTTCCTGGTCTTGGGTTTTTAGCTTTGCACCTCAGTTCGGCTGGTTTTTGGTTGAAACGGTTTCGCTTTCTGAGGTCACGGCACCGACGCGATGCTACATCGTTAGCAAATCCAACATCAGGCAGGTTTCAACGCCAGCCGCCGTCAGCAACTGGATAGCAGGCTATGGCTACAAACTGGTGAACAATGACTACATATACAACCCGTTGCCAGATGGCATCAGCCAAGGGCTGGGGTCTTCAATCGTTGGCCAAGGATTTTATTCAGGGTATGTACCGATCAACACCGGCACACCGCGAACGGCGGAAACCATTGCAAACGCTAACGCCAGTTCGTGGTCTCCGAAGTGGCTGCAGTTCAGCCAGCCAGCCGCAAACACAAACACTTCAATTCCCCGTAGGATCACTCAGCTAACGCCATCCACCCACGAGCCTGTAGACCTATCGTCTGGAACGCCAGTGCGCCGGCTTGCGATACAAGCCAGCATTCCTGGTCAGTCATCAGATCCGCAGATCCAAGCCACGCCGCTGATTGCGTGGGATTGGGACAAGCCAGACCTAGCCAAGCGTTTTCTGAGCCGCATTGGCTTCACCCCCGCTGATCTCGTGCCATGATCACTCCCGCCCAGCTGTTGGAGATTGCCCGTCTGGTGCAGGCTGCCAACCGCCAAGCATTGCTGAGGCGTGAGGATGCCCAGCGTATGCTCAAGCAATCTGCCACCCGCCGCTGATGGATCCGCTGATCGTTGGTAATCTCACCATCCCCCGTTATGGCTACATCACGGTGGAGGAAGACGATCTGATCGCTGATCTGCTGGATGCCGAGCAGTCGCCATTGGTCAAGGCTGCCCAGCTGGCTGATGCGGTGGCCCTGGCTGAGGGCATCACGATCCTGGAGGCCTACAAGGTCATCGGTGACGCGATCGACGGCAAACGACTGGAACCTGAGGCTGAGGCGATCCGCCTGCGGCACGCTGAGGCCATCCATGCCGCAACCCGTGCCCTCAGTACTGCCGGCACTGCTCGGATCCGTGCATCGGTTACCGCGATCCTCCGCGAGCGGTGCGGGATGGCCGGCATCCCTGCCCGCTGGCCGCGGAAGCACCGCGATGCGGTCTGGCAGCTGGTGCAGGAGGAGCAGGCAGCCGAGAACATGCCCGTGCAGCCGGTGACTGAGGAGCTGCTGGGAAAGCCGCTGCCGGCCGATGGTCACCAGACCCCGGCCGATGGCGTGACCGATTCTGGGAGCTAGCCCATGCGTTCCCTGGCCAGTTCACGCGGGCCAGCTGGCGGCTTGAGGCACGCCGCACAGTCCGCGAGGCATGGGAGGCCTGGCAGGCGATCCAGCGGCAGCGGGCGCACCTGGCAGAGGTGCCGATCGCTCAGCTGACGGCACTGATGAGGAACGTGAACACCGTGAGCGGCCAGCCTGCCTCGCCGGCCGACTTCCTGCTGTTCGATCGACCGGAGCCCGATCGGCAGTTCAGCGCTGAGGTGGCGGCAGTGCTGCTGGCACTGGAGCAGGAGGGCAGATCTGAACCGCTGCTGCGGGTGGTGTGGCAGCAGGTCAAGGCTGCGGCCGACCCTGCGGCACAGGTGCCGCCGATCAGGGCCTGGCGCTCGGATTGCGGTGATGTGTGGCTGGTGTGCCCCGTGCGCGAGGGCGAGGCCGTGCGTGCGGGGCTGGTGGCCGTGGGCACCTGCAACCCAGGCACCGTGACCATGCGCGATGTGGACCGGCCGCTGATGGCATACCAGGTCACGATCCCAAATCGCCCACTAGCCGGCTGGTTTGAGGCGGGCCTGCTGCTGCGGGCAACCTAGGCCATGACCGCGATCCTGGATCTCCGCACAGCCCTCACCACGGCGCTCAATGGCTTGCTGGGCACCTACACGCTGGCGAATGCCACCACCACCCCGGCGGTGGATGTGCGGGCCATTGGCGAGGGCCGTGAGACCGGCACCAGCGTGACGGGCCTAGAGCTGGTGATCCAACGCGACCCGGCGATCGTGCCGATCCGGGCGCAGGAGGTCGAATCGGTCTTCATGGAGTGGACTGCCTTCATCGTCGAATGGGCCAACCCGGCAACCACTGCAGCCGATGCCGCACGCATCGTGGTGGCCAGCATTCCAGGGTGCTCGGCTGAGGTTGTGGCGGTACCGGAGAACACCGGGCCGAAGCATCAGATGCGGCTGGTGATCAGGCAAGCTAGCGCAGCCACTGCAACCGATCTGACGCTGGGGGTGGCAGAAGTCACCTACCTGACCACGTTGGATGGCACCTACATCACAACCCTCGACGGCACCCGCCTGGTGATCAATGCCTGAAACCACTATCACGGGGCTGCCGAACGCGACGACGCCGCTCAGCGGGTCTGAGCGGGTGCCGATGGATCAGGCCGGCACCACGAAGGATGCCACCACGCAGGACATCGCGAACCTGGCACCGGGGACGAACCTGAGCTTCACGCAGAGCACCCGAACGCTGGCCAGCAGCACTGGTGACGATGTGGTGCTGCCGCTGGCAACCGACAGTCTGCCGGGCCTGATGACTGCGGCCGACAAGCTGCGCATCGATCAGCTGGGGGCAGATGATTCCCCCAGCTTCGCCGGCCTGACGATCACCGGCAGTGATGCGGTGACGATCCCGCACATCCACGGCGAGCTGGCCGGCCCGGTCTACATCCATGTCAAACAGACTGGCGCGACAACGCTGGCCAAGGGCACGCCGGTCTACGTCACCGGCGCCGTGGGTGACACCTCCACGCTGGAGGTGCAGGCGGCTGATGCGAGCGATCCGGCGAAGATGCCGGCGATCGGCCTGCTCGGCTCCAGCCTGGCGCAGAACGCCACCGGCCACGCGATCGTTGCGGGTGAACTGCTGAACGCCGCGACCGGCAGCTATGGCGTGGGCGATGCGCTGTACGTGGCGGCCGGCGGCGGGTTGACGGCGACGAGGCCAACGAGCGGCACGATCCAGCAGGTTGCCATCGTCGGCCGGGTGAACGCCAGCACTGGCAGCCTCACAGCAACGATCGGCAGCCAGCAGGATCCGAACTGGGACACGGCCTATAGCCAGCGGCTGCGGTGGGATGGTGGCGCCACAGGGCTTGATGCTGCGACCGGCCGCACCAGCCTGGGGTTGGGCACACTGGCCACGCAATCGGGCACGTTCAGCGGCTCCAGCTCCGGCACGAACACAGGGGATGTGACCCTGGCGGCCAGCGTTACGGATGTGCTGGACCTCAGCGGGCAGGAACTGCGGGCCGATGACCCGGGCGCGGATCGGATCCTCTTCTGGGACGACTCGGAGGGCAAGCTCCGTCATCTGTCACTGGCCGGCGGGCTGAGCATCTCGGGCACGGTGCTCACGGTGCCGGTTGAGCTCGGCCTGGCCTGCTCGGATGAGGACACGGCGCTAACCACCGGCACGGCCAAAGTGTCGTTCCGGATGCCCTACGCCATGACGCTGACGGCGGTGCGGGCCTCAGTGAAGACTGCGCCGACCGGCTCCACGCTGGTGGTGGACATCAACGAGGCGGGGACCAGCGTGCTTTCCACGAAGCTGAGCATCGACGCCAACGAGAAGACCAGCACGACGGCCGCGACCGCTGCGGTGATCAGTGACGCCAGCTTGGCGGATGACGCTGAGATCACCATCGACATCGACCAGATCGGCGCGACAATCGCCGGCGCTGGTCTCAAGGTCTGGTTGATCGGGGTGAGGCTATGACCAGCTTCCTGATCAATCCGTACAGGTTCACGGCAGCTGGTGATCCGTACTTCTCCAGCGTCTCGCTGCTGCTCCACGGCGATGGCACCAATGGCAGCACCACGATCACCGACAGCAGCGGCAGCCCCAAGACCGTCACGGCTTTCGGCAACGCACAGATCAGCACGGCGCAGAGTAAGTTCGGCGGGGCGTCAATCGCGTTTGATGGCAACGGCGATTATCTGACGGTTGGCGCAAACAGTGCTCTTTCGTTTGGATCCAACCCGTTCACCATTGAAACGTTTGCTTACTTCAGTTCATCTGCAAACATGGCCCTGTACGATACGCTGCCGATCGGTGGCGCCGGGGGAAGAAACAGCGGGTTTGTACTTATTAAAGACAATACGAATAGGCTAAATGTATTTAGTGCGGGCGGCTTTCAGGGAGTCTCCTCCATCTCGGCTCCCATTGGCCAATGGTGCTACATCGCTCTGACCAAATCCGGCAGTACATGGTCGTACCAAATTGACAACCAGCCAGCCGGATCATTCACTTATGCGTTCTCACCTACGGACAATAATGCCACGATCGGCAGGCTTGGCGATGGAGCCGATTACTACATCAATGGATACCTAGATGAATGTCGAGTGACCAATGGCGTGGCCCGCGACGTGTCAACGGTCCCGACCGCCCCGTTCCCCGACAGCTGACCCATGCGCCTCCTCTACGACCAGCAGACCGCCGCGCTGCGGCCCTATCCCCGGCCGGATGATGAGCCCGTGGTGGGCCTCGATCCGCGCTACATCAGCATGGCGCTGATCCAGGAACCGCAGCCCGCCTACGACCCCGCCACCGAGCGGCTTGAGCCCACCGAGGCGATCGACCTCGATGCCCTCACGGTGACCCGTGGCTGGGCCATCATCCCGATTGAGCCCCCCGCCCCGCCGGAGCCCGCGCCCGACTGGTTGGGGTTCGCCGGTTGGCTCTACGGCTACGAGCCGATGGCCGCTGCGATGGAGGCCGCGCGTGCCAGCCGTGACCCGCAGGGCGAGCCCGCGACCACGGGCCTGCCGGCCGCGATGGATGAGGCCCGCCTGCGCTCGAACTACGTCCCGTTCGCCCTGTCGTGGGGCCTGTTCCTCGCGGCCTCCGGCCTGCCGCCCGATGAGGTGGGCGCCATCGTCGCCCGCGCGACCGAGTGCCATCTGCCCGCGCAGTTCGTCGCGGCATTGCAGCCGGCAACCTAGGTCATGGACAGACGACAGCTCCCCGGTTGGGTGCAGGCTCTCAATCAGGCCGCACCTTCCATCATCTCCGCTACAGCCCTCGGTGCTGGTGCGCTTCTGTTCAACATGAACCAGAACGTTACCCGCATCGATGGCCACATGCGATCGTTCTCCGATGCCCTCAATCGCATCACCCTCAGGGTGGACCGGGTAGAGGCCGACATCCAGGCGGCACAGCTTGAGGTGCGGGAGCTGCAAACCATCGTTCAGATCAGGCGATGAACTCAGGCCCTGGCGATTTCTGGGTTGGCGTCAAGAAAGAGGCGCTCGCCGGTATCGCCGTACTGGCCTTTGCCAGTGCCATAGGTGGCATTGCCTATCTGATCCACACGGTGCCCCGCCAGCTAGATGAGGTGCTGGGCAATCAGAAGGCCTTCACGCAACGCATGAACGACACAGAGAAGCATGTGGATGACCTGCGTCAGCGCGTGCTTAGATTGGAACTGAAATAGGAGCACTGCTATGGAGTGGATCACCGGGAACCTGCGTGAGCTGTTCGAGATCGGCCTGGCCATCCATGGCGTGGCGGTGCTCGTGGTGAACCTCACCCCGACCCCGAAGGACGATGAGGCAGTGGCCGGCGCTGGTGCTGCCCTGCGGCAGTCCTACCGGATCATCGAAATCCTCGCGGGTGTCGTGACCCCTCTGGTCAAGCGATGAGCAACCCGGCCCCGATCACGCTCGCCCAGCTGTTCCGGTTCTACCGGGGGCTGCCGCATCAGTCCGCGGCGATCACGCAGCTAGAGCGTGACCTGCTGGTGAACGGCTATGAGGTGGCCATGCGCCGGGACCGCGAGTGGTTCCACGTCTGGAGCCAGGACGGGAAGCAACCCGAGACCGAGCCTGCCCCAGCGCCAGAGCGGCCGGGATCGGTGCTGCTCAAGGTGCCCTACTTCCAGCAGAACGACAACGCCAGCGGCACCGGCTACCGGGAGTGCTTCAGCTCCTCCATGGCCATGGTCGCGGCCTACCACGGGAAGCTCACCGGTGGGGATGATGCCTACAACCGCATCCGTGCCCCATTCGGTGACACCACCAACGCGCAGGCGCAGATCAGCGCACTGCGAAAGCTGGGCCTCGACGCCCGCCTGGTGACGAACGCTGCGCCGGGCCTGCTCGAATCCGAGATCCGTGCCGGCCGGCCCGTTGCCGTCGGCTGGCTGCACCGTGGCCCGATCAGCAAGCCCACCGGCGGCGGCCACTGGTCCGTTGTGATCGGCTTCGACCCCGAGAACTGGGTCCACCACGACCCGAACGGCGAGGCCGACATGATCCGCGGCGGCTATGTCAACCACTCCGGCGGCCGGGAGGTGCACTACTCCCGCCGGAACTGGGAGCGCCGGTGGGAAGCCGATGGCCCCTCCACCGGCTGGGCCATGCTGATCAGGCCGGCCTAGCATTTCCGCACCACTGCTTCGCTACCCATGGCTTGGTCTTCTTGGATGTGCGTCGAACGCACC